ACACCTCGCGCCATGAGAGACCGCGGCGAGCCTCGGCGACCATCGCATCGTTAGGCGTGAAGCCTTCCTGTCGTTCCTCGATCGGTTCCTCGGCGGTGCGTTCTGCTTCGGCGATGTTGAGCGCGGCGAGTTGCGCTAACGCTTCGCGGCGGGTGCGGTGGCAACCTTCGATCTCGCCGTCGTCATCCTTGACGACCGCGTACCCGGAGCACTCGGGATTATTGGTTTCGATGTGCCACGGCACGGATTAGGCATCCTGAAGGATGACGCACAACGTCTCGGTCTGACCGTCGGCGGTGCAACAGTAGAGCGACTCCCCGGGCGGAATGCCGCCTTCAAGCGGTGCGGAGTGCTTCACGATCGGGAAGCCGGTCGTCGATGAGACGTCGGCTCCGCCGAAATAGACCGTGTTATTGCCTAGAACCTGCACCCATACCGGGCGAGGGACGTCGTCAACTTCGACGACGAGTTGCGGTGTAGAGGTAACGGAGACGCGGAAGGCTCTCATCGGCGGATCTTCGACAGTACGTTCTCGAGTTGGGCGAGGTTCGGCTTCTCGATGACTTCGCGCACCGCGGCGACTGCGGCGGCGTCACCGTATGCGCCGAACGTGACGAGGGACACTTCGGCGAGGTGAGCCTTGACGCGCTCGACGACGCCGTCCTTACGACGAAGATCCTTCAACGGTTGGAAGCCGACCGAGAAGTTAGTGAGCACACCGTCGCGCACGAGTTCGAGTGCCTCGTCCCCTGCTTCGGTCTTGGAGATACGGAACTCGCCGTACAAGCCGGAGGCGTCCTCGCGGAGCAGAGTGGCGCGTCCGATCGGGTTGTCGCTCTTGTGTTGGTAGAGCATCTTGACGCGGTTCGCGGCGCGGGTGACTGCGTCGAATGCGCCCTTGCGGAATACTTCGGTGAGTCCTCCGTGGATGCGTTGCTCGCGATCGTAGGGGACGCAGATTCCGCAGACTGTACGTCCGTCGCCTTCGGCGCGGACTTCGAGGTCTAGTTCGTAGCGGCGGGTCTCGATGCTCATACGATCTCTTCCGTGTCCTCCGACGAGTCTACGTCGGTCTCGATGTCCATCTCTTCGTTCATGTCGTCGAGTTCTTCGTCGAGTTCTTCCGTTCCCTTGACGTCGTCTTCGAGATCTGTTGCCGGTTCCATCGGGTCGAGATCTTCGATCTCGCGCACTTCGTCGACCGTAAGGAAGCCGGACTCGAGGGCGATCTTGTGCGCGTCGTATCGGGACTTCGTGTCCGGGCGCAGTAGCGCGTCGAGGTTGAACTTGACGTACTGGCCTCGCGGAAGGTAGTCGGTCAACTTCTGCTCGATGCGAGAGATCCACGGCATGAGCGACCATCGGACGAGTTGGAGGTTCTCTTCAGAGACGTTCGAGTATGTGCGCGACGAGTTCGGTGCGCCGAGATAGTAGCCCGGAAGTCCGAGGATGTTTGCGATCTCGGTGAGAGAGAACGTGCGCGCCTCGATGAGTTGCGAGTCGCGAGCGTTGTGTGAGATCTCCTTGATCTTGGTCGTCTCGTTGAGTACCGGCGGCGCGTGGTTGATGCCGCCGTAATGTTGCATCCATTGAAACTTCAGTTGCTCTGCCTTCTCTTGTGAGAGGTCGGGGTCAGTTGATTCGATGACGACGTTCGGGACTGCTCCGCCGTTAAAGTAGCGTTGCGCGTAGGTTTGTACCGCGATCGCACCTCCGAGGCTCTGACGTTGCGCGGCGAGGATGCCGTAGCCGACGAGGTCGCCGGGTTGCGAAAATCCTTTGATGTGGAGGATCTCGTCGGAGCGATACTCGACCGGATTCTGATTATGGTCGAAGATCTTGTAGTGGATCTCGCCGTCGCGTCGAATGACTGAGACGCGCGCAGGGTTTACCGGATAGATCTGATCGGGGTAGCCGTTCGCGCCGGGTGCTCCGAGTATTGCGATGTAGTTTCCGTGAACGAGAAGCGCGGAGACCATCGCGGCGATGGTTTCCATGCGTGTTTCTGTGGGGACGGGTCGTTCAAGGAGTGGCGGTTGCGGGTTGACGTACTGTCCGTTCTTGCGATAGGCGTGGAGCGGGAGTTGTCCGATCGCGTCGGAGATGAGTGTGACGCCGCGCCAGACTCCGGGGATCGACATGGTGGAGCGTTCGTCGACGATGACTCCGGCGTTGACGTCGACGAAGTGCGTCGACATTCTTCCCGCGGCGTCGACGTAGACGTTCGGGTACGTTGCCGAGTACGCCGTCCCGAGTGATCGTTGCTCGACGATAAAGAAGTCTCGGAGACGAGAGAGTGCGCCCATGCTCTGCCCGAGTCTAGTAGATGCGCGACGCGGGTCGGGCGACGGACTTGTTTCGATGCGTTGCGTGATGCCATGCGATGACGGCGGCGTAGAGCGAGGTGATGTCGGCGGAGGGGACGTTGCGTTGGAAGAGCCATTGTTGCCCGATGTTGCGTCGTGTCGCGGCGGCGACTGCCTTGTCGAGCCGGTCGTCGGACTTGACCTTGAGGTTCTTGTCGAGCGCGGCGTCGTAGAAGAGTCCGCAGGCGGCGACGACGTCGGCGGTCTTGTAGACGACGATCGGGACTCCAACTTGCTTGAGCGGGTCGAGAAGGGTTCCGGCGGGGCCGAAGCCGTCGACGACGACCGTTCCCTTCCATCGTCGGACGAGTTCGAGGACACGGTTCGAGACCCATGAGACGCCGTCCCGGTTGTCGATGAGTTCGATGTGGCCTTCATGGTCGGCGACTGCGATCGAGGCCGAGGAGCGGTCAAGGGCGACGTCCACGGCGAAGGAGAGCGTCCCGGCGGGAGCGACCTTCGCAGAGCAACACGCCGCCCACACCTTTCCGGGGATCATCCGTTCGTCGACGACTGACCAGACGTTGAGGTATGACCGCTTGAACTCGTTGAGGGTCATGGTGCTCATGGCGTGTTCGACGGCTTGCTCGTTGACGGTGAGGCCGAGGGCGGGCATACAACGCGACCAGACGTCCCGGTCGAACGGGTCGTCGTCGGGTTCTGCGGCCCACTCGAAGTAGGCGATTCCGTTGCCGGTGTCGGCTTCCGCGGCGGCGCGACCTTGCTCGACTTTGCGCTTGAGGTAGAGGGAGCGGTCGGTTCCGGCGGTGGAGACGACGACGATCTGCGCGTCGCGTTTCGTTGCCATCGTCGGGAGGAGTGCTTGCTCTCGGACGTCGTCCTCGTCGGCAAACGCTTCGTCGATGATCGCGAGGTCGAGTGTGCGTCCGTGACCGGCGGAGATCGAGTTGCGGAGCACTTCGACCCGGGAGCCGTTCTTGAAGATGATCGCCTCGTCACCGTTCGCCCGATAGATGCGGTCAATGAGTGGCGCGAGTTTCGATCGCTCGAGGATCGGACACCAGTCATCGAGCAACTTCTGACGGGCGTCGTGTCCCGTCTGCGCCGTGTATGCGATCCTCTGCGGGCTTCCCCACTTAAGCGCACGATGCACTACGAGCGCGAGAATGAGGGACGTCTTCCCGGACTGTCGGGGGACGGTGAGACAGAGTTCCCGGTAGGCCGGATGCGTCCCGTCGAACTCGAGGGCCACCTTCGCGACTTGCTCCTGCCACGGCATAAGCGGCAGGCCGAGGAGTTTGGCGACACCGGCGACCTCGCCGCCGCGCGTCTTACGGGTTCGAGCCGGGGTTGCGAATCTCGGAGTCGAGGAAGTCCATGTATGCGGCGAAGTCTTGCTCGTCCGAGTCACCGATAGACCTCAACCTTTCCACCGCTTCCCGATACTGCCTCCACAGTCCGTACGACGTCGGGTTCGCGTCTACGGAATCTGCCAGAAGCCTACACAACGTGACGGTCGCAGAGTCGATCTTCTCAAGCCGACCGAGGCCGTAGAGGATCTCGATGGTCATCTCGACTGCGTCACGGTTGCTCAGATTCGACGGGATTATTTTAGATTCCGTCGTGTTCTTTGCGGGTTTGCGTTTTTTTGCCGGAGTTTGCCCGGATTCGCCTCGGCTAGTCATGGCAGGATTCTAGACGTCGGAGAGAGATTAGT